AAGTTCTTTGGTGATTGTAATAATCACCTCACCTTTGAGGTAAAAACATGATGACTCCCGAAGAAAAGGAACTAAGATCAATTTATAATTTTTATAAAGATACTAAGAAAGGTTTCTTTACTAAGGATGGATATGCAGCAGTTCCTTGCGGAGAAAAGAAAAGAGTGATAGTATATCAAGGGGAGATCCTACACACGGCTATCAATGACGACACCGCAAGGAATTGGATTGCACGTCACAGAAAGAAAAGAAAATGAAAGTATTAGTCACAGGTCATAAAGGTTTCATTGGCAGTCATGTCTTTGATTTTCTGAGTGACATCTTTGATGTTGATGGATTAGACAGACCAGATGACATAGAAAATTTTGTAGACGTTGGGTGTGCAGACTATGATATCATAATTCATCTAGCAGCCTATGCTGCACTCAGAGATAGTGTAGATAATCCTGATAAATTCTGGGAGAACAACGTTGAAAAATCTAAACCCATATTTGATTATTGTAGAAAGTATAATACTAGGTTGTTGTATGCAAGTTCTGCTGGTGCATATAGTTGGTGGCAGAATCCCTACGCCATAACAAAGAAAGTAAATGAGATACAGGCTCCACCTAACAGTGTGGGTATGAGGTTCTTTAATGTATGGGCAGAGGAGGGAAGTAGAGATGATATGTTATATGAGATGTTGAAACAAGGAACTGCAAAGTATATTACAAGACATAAGAGAGATTGGGTTCATGTATTAGATGTTGTCAGAGCAGTTGCAACTTTGATTCCTAGTAGTTTTACAGGAACAATAGATGTAGGAACAGGACAGATGACCTCTGTGATAGATCTTGCCAATGCCATGGGTATGGGTCATCTTCCTATAAAGGAGGACACACCCAATGAACCTGATGAGTTGTGTGCTAATGTAGAACCTCTCATGGAACTCGGTTGGTTTCCAACTGTTAACATTTTAGATACGGTCATTGCGAAAACGGTCAGTGTGTGATACACTAAATAAGGTGAAGTTTATTTAAAACTTGTATGGATAAGAAGACAGCACTAGTATTGGGTGCAGGCGGCTTCATAGGAAGTCACATGGTAAAGAGACTACGATCAGAAGGGTATTGGGTTCGTGGTGTAGATATTAAGTACCCCGACTTTACTGAGAGTGCTGCTGACGAATTCATTCAAGGTGATCTTAGAGAAGTAAGACTTGTAGCAAAAGTCTTAGATATACATGAAGATTCTTTTGATGAGATCTATCAGTTCGCTGCTGATATGGGTGGTGCTGGATATATCTTCACAGATGAACACTCTGCTGACATCATGCACAACTCTGCTTCAATCAATCTTAATGTATTGAACGAACAAGTTGCATTGAATAGATTGTTAGGTGTAAATAAAACTAAGATATTCTATTCTAGTTCTGCGTGTATGTACCCAGAACATAATCAATTAGACCCTGAGAATCCTGACTGCCGTGAATCATCAGCATATCCAGCCAACCCAGACTCAGAGTATGGATGGGAAAAACTATTTTCCGAACGTCTCTACTTGGCATATAATCGTAACTATGATATTCCTGTCTGCGTTGCCCGTTATCACAATATATTTGGCCCCGAAGGAACATGGGACGGAGGAAAAGAAAAGGCTCCAGCAGCTATCTGCCGCAAGGTCGCACTACTCCCAGATGTGGGAGGAGCGATTGAGGTGTGGGGTGATGGCTTGCAGACAAGATCCTTCCTCTTCATCGACGAATGTATCGAAGCAACAAGAAGACTTATGGCTTCGACCTTCCAAGGCCCAGTAAACATTGGTTCTGAGGAGATGGTTACTATCAATCAGTTGGTAGAAACTGCAGCTAAAGTATCAGGTAAAGTTGTGACAAAGATGCACAAACTTGATGCACCTCTAGGTGTTCGTGGACGTAACTCAAACAACGATCTTGTAAGAGAGAAACTTGGATGGGATTATTCACAAACTCTTGAAGAAGGAATCGCCAAGACTTATGCTTGGATCTCTGAACAAATTAAATCTCGCCAACATGGCGTAGTTGACATTACATCAAAAGAACTTGAACATGCCAAAAGTAACTAAGAAAACTATCAAACTTGATAAGGATGCAATCAAAACTCTAGATGTATCTCATCTAGCAAAACAATCACTCAATGCAAATGACTGGCTTACTGCTGGTCAGAGTGAGTATAGATTATATGCTTGGTTATCAAAACAATTTAATAACACCACCATCCTAGATGTTGGTACAAGAACAGGCGGATCTGCTCTAGCACTTTCTTATAACGATAAAAATAAAGTTATAAGTTATGACCTAGTAGAGCAGGGCGCCTCTTCTGGTATTAGTAAAGATAATGTTGAATTTAAGATTCAAGATTTTCGTGAAGATGACACTCTAGATTATGATAATATTTCCATCATAATGATTGACGTTGATCCCCATGATGGCACAGCAGAAGAAGAAATGTTTGAATACCTAGAGGAAAAAGGATGGAAGGGACTTGTCTTACTTGATGATATTGGCCCACAATGGCCTGAGATCGAAGATTTCTGGAATAGAATTACATTCCCTAAAATCAACGTAACTGAGGTTGGACATATGAGTGGAACAGGTTTAGTAAATTTTGATGAGAAACATAATATTTCTTGGCTCTGATGGAGGTTGTTATTACAGACATGGATTATGAGGATATGTATTACGAAGCAAAGTCTCGTAAGATTTTAGTATTGGGATCAGGTGGTCAAGTGGGAGCATATCTTACCGACTACCTTCGTCGTATGGGGAATGAAGTTCTTGAGTTTGATATCACTAATGGTAGTGAACAGGATATGACTATCATTCCAAACGGTGAACTAGAAGCCAAAATATACATGGCAGATTTTGTGTACTTCCTTGCCTTTGATGTAGGGGGATCACGATATCTTAAAAAATATCAACATACTTTTCAGTTCATAGATAATAATACAAGATTGATGGCAAACGCTTTTGGTCTTATTGAAAAATATAATAAACCTTTTGTATTTGCATCATCACAGATGAGTAATATGTCTTACTCACCCTATGGTGTATTGAAAAGAGTTGGCGAACTTTATACTAAGTCTCTTGGTGGATTGATCGTCAAGTTTTGGAATGTGTATGGTATTGAAAAAGACCATGATAAAGCACATGTCATTACAGATTTTATTCGTAAAGGGTTTGAAACTGGTGTCATAGATATGATGACAGATGGAACTGAAGCAAGAGAGTTTCTCTATGCAGAGGACTGTTGTGAGGCGTTGGAAACTGTCATGGAGGCATACCATGATCTTCGTTCTGACGATGAACTTCATATTACTACTGGCGAGTACACAACTATCTTGAAAATCGCAGAAGAAATTAAGTTATTATTTCTTAGTATTGGAAAGACAATTAGAGTTACGCCAGCACAATCGAAGGATGAAGTTCAGAAAGATGCTAGGAATGAACCAGATTCTTTCATAAAGAAATTCTGGCAACCTAAAACATCTGTTCCAGAGGGTTTAAAAAAAGTATTCGATGAGATGAAAAAAGACTATGATTCCTAATGAAGAAGAAGCCTTAATTAAAAAGGCAATGGAAGCTGCCAAGAAGACCCCACAAGGAATGGACTTCCCTATTCTTGGCCCTGAGCAAAAGTTTCCAATAAATCTATACTGTAATGATTCTCTAGAACCATCTACATCAGCAAACAATAGATCTGTATATACAAGATGGATTCGTAATGGAACTGGTCTTGTAAATCTATATGTAAATGGAGAGGCACTTAAAGTTTTAGAAGATGATTCTGATAAACCTAAATTTATTTGGTTGTTAGAATCTAGAGAAATTATTCCAGATCAATACAAATTTATAGAAGATAATTATGACTTTGTTGCTAGTAGGGTTGATGGTATCTTTACTGCTGATCAGAGACTCACGCATGAGGTTGGCCCTGATGGCAAATTTCTTTATTGTTTGTCTAATGCTGCTCCTTGGGTTATGGATAGAAACATCTATACCAAATCCAAACTTGTTTCCATGATCGCATCTAATAAAGGATACACAGAAGGACATCGCCGTAGACTCAGAGTTGTTCAGGCATTTGCAGATAAGTTTGGACAAGATGATCTATATGGTTGGGGATTGACACATGAGTTACCATTGAAAGAGAAGTCTAGAGGACTTGCTGATTACATGTTCTCTTTTGCCTGTGAGAACGCAAACTATCCAACATACTTCACTGAGAAGTTGACAGATTGTTTTGCATGTGGTACTATCCCAGTATATTATGGAACTGCTGGAGTTGCTCAGTATTTTGATCCTGACGGAATTATATTCTTAAATGAAAAGTCTCCTTGGGAAAATATACCTTGGGACAAACTCACACCAGAGTATTATGAATCCAAGAAAGATGTGATACAACAAAACTTTGAGATTGCTCAGTGTATGAGGGTCGCAGAGGATTACATGTATGGAAATTATCTCTATCAACTAGACCCACTTAGAAACCAGAAACCACAAGTAGTATGAGTAAAATTATTGACGTATCTGCCACTGCTATTCAAGATGACCGCAGTGGATGGCAAGCAGAAGATCAAATTGCTGTAGAATATCTTGAAGCATGTAAGGAGGCTGTAGCATCCGATGATGCCTTTGCAAACTTTAAATCTAATCCTAAGTACAAAACTATTTTAGAACATGTACTTAAGGATCAAGGACAATCCTATCTTAATATCTGTAAGGATATGAATGAAGATGCAGTTTGGGATAATCTTGAGGCATTCAAGGAGAATGATAAGATTGGTAATCCAGAATTGTATCCGTATCCAGGCATGCAAGGTACAATATCTCCTACTACTTTGAGATATATGAAGAATACTTTTGAGATGGGATTCTTACTTGATGGTGCAGAGGTTGGTAAAGTTGTAGAAGTAGGTGGTGGATATGGTGGATTGTGTAGAGTGTTAAGTAAAGTGTGTGAGTTTGATGAGTATATTCTAATTGATTTACCAGAGGTATCTGCCTTACAAAGAAAGTATTTGGATCAGTTTCCTGATCTGAAAGACAAGGTAACTTGTATATCTTGCACAGAGTATGAAGAGATCAAAGATGTAGATCTTTTCATAA